CATCTAATATTAAATATAAAGTTTATTAAAACGTATCCTGAAATTAACCTCTTTTTTGTGCAAGTTTCATTAACCTATCTTGTTCCCTATCGTATTGGATTAAAAAGGATAACTGATTTAGAATTTCCACCAACTTTTTTTCGTATATATAGTCGTGCTTTGCAAAATCATTTCCAGCAATTCTGTTTGTGACAACGAACCAACCGAACGTCTTTTGAAAACTATACTCATTATCATCTTCCTCAGCTTCCATGCGAGCTTTATCTTCGTCCACATTGGTAGCTTCTTCATCAAAGACATTTGGGTATAACTTGAAAATATCCTTGCGTAGTTGATAAAAAAAAACTGAGCACCTAATATGTACTTGATGTCTAACTTCTTTTTGAAGAGTTCTGATCTCTCTTTCATTGATTCAATATTGTATTTCTCAATATCAAAATCGTGTTTAGACCTTTCATTTATAATTGGTCTATACATAATTGATGCAAGTATGTGTAATAAATTTAATAGTTCTTCAGGTTTCTTGGTACTGATTGTATCCATGTCCACGAACTCAGCGTAACTTAAATCCCTCCACTTAGGAAAGAACCCATAATGAACACCATCTAATTCAAATCTATCAACGAACTTAGGACTTTCAGTTGGGATTAATGACATAATATATGCAGCTACATAGTTCATTTCCTCCGCATCACCTTCCAATAAATCCTCAATAGGACAATCAGTTAGTTTATTAATAATCTTTGCTGCGAAGTAATCTTCACTGAACAAATCTTTTTGTTTGAATATCTTTACATAGTTATCAATTGATATAAAATCAGGGACCTTATATTCTTGTTCGTTTACTTTTATCTTTACCATATTATCTAAAATTGTTTATTGATGTATAATTATTTCCACCCACGATACCAAGTGCGTATCTTCCTGTTGCTTTCATATTCTTTAACTCAAAGTACATTCTCATCATCACTGCATCAGATAAATCGGGTGACTTACCCAATATCCTTTTCATATCATCCTTAGATTGTACTGCTACTTTATTATCCCTATCTATGTCTTTTAATTTAACCGCTAAGAGTTCCTGAGTTAATTCATCAACAATACTACTATCCAATATATTAAGTGAAATTTTTCCTTCTTTAAAGAGTTCTGATAGTTTTACATAACATTGTGATTTTAAATTACTAAAGTTCTGTTCGTGTAATGGTCTTGAGTTATTGACAAAGTTTACACCTCTAATCTGATCCGCCACACCGCCTCCTACGCCATCACTATCCACGATGACCTGTTGAGGATGTACCTTCCATTTAGCAATAAGGTCCTTAATTTCGTTACTTAATTCCACCGTTGATAATTTCCTATACACTAACACTTCCATCACAACCAGTCCATTCCAAACTACTGCTACGGACCTGTCATCACCAAACCTACCAACGTCAACTGATATATATCTTTTGTTTTGTTCATTTGGTTTATCCCTAAATACAGAATTTGATATGTGGTCAAAGTTGAATAAACTATCATCTTCTTCCATATAGTTCCAATCACCCTCCAACAATCTTCTTCTCTGTGCGTTGGGTAATGACTTTAACATCTGTATATATGATTCAGGTAAGTGAGGATTGTCCGTTGGTAACGCAGGAACAAATCTCATACTCTGGGGTAAACTATCTGACACATAAGGTAAATAAAATACTTTCTTCAACCATACTTGACCAGGGTTACACGTCATTAATATCTTGGGTTGTAAATTGTATTGTTTTAATTTAAAACGAATACGTGATTTAAGAATGTTGTACGCTAATTGTGGTATTTGTGCTGCTTCATCTATAAACACCGCTGTCAATTCCAATCCTCCTAAACTATCGTAGTTTGGGTCTGATGGTTGATATGCTAAATCCTTGAGTACAATCTCTGACTTATTACTGAATGTCACCACATTTGATTGTCCGTTATAAACATAATGTTCACCTGACTTCAAACCCATTTGTTGTAATACTTCAAATAATGTATTAAGAGTTGTTAATTTTAATTGTTGTAATACAGTTCTACCAATCAAACATCTGATACCCTCATAGTTTAAACATAATGTACATATCCATAGACAACCCAACCAACTTTTTCCTGCACCAGCCGACCCACCGTACAATACTTCGTTGGTTAGATTATCCATTAAGAACTTCCACGCTTGGGTTTGTTTCTTGGTAAGGTCTATATTAATCTCCATATAAGAAGTTGTATGCGGATAGGTCTTCCACATCTTCATTTAAACCTACTTCATTATCCCATCTATTTGGGTCATGTTGAATGTTACAATCAATCCTTCCTCTTTCAACTCTTATCATCCAATCTTCTTTTGTCTTGTTATGTATGTGACTAATATAACAAACATCTTCAGGACCATTTGTATTTAGATAACCGTGAAACTTCTTTCCGTTGGTATCCATTGCCAGACCAAATGTGTTATGTGGAAGTTGCATTCTTTCACCTGACTTTGCATTGACAATCACTTTAATATGACCATCAGGTACACTTGTTCTTTTTGGAAACATCTTTAATAATGAATTACAATATCTATTCTTTACACCCATATTTCCGTGGATGAACCAATTGATTCCCAATACATTAGTTTGGTCTTTATACTCATTAATAAGTTCCTTAACGTTCTTATGTTTCTTCAATACTAAGAACTCGTCACAATCAAAAAACGCTATCCAATCATATTCTGTATTGTTATGTAATACTTGATTGTATAATGGGACTTGTAAATTTCTTCCATCCGCTACTTCTTTTTGTAGATATGGTTTTTCTATATTGGTCCTCCAATCATTTTGGTATAGGATAATCTTATCAAATCCTAACTTATGGTTATACTCCAACCACTCGTCTAAGTAATGGTCTTCCATTCTTGCTACACATACTAGTGCTACTTTAACTTCTGAGTTCATTTATATCTATTGGTTTTTGAATTTCTATTACACCTTCAGGTTGAGGGATATTATATTTGATTCTAATCTGTTCCATTATATCATCAATTTCTTGAGGTGTTTTACCTTTAATCCTTTCAAAGAATTTATTATTGATTTTATTCTGTAATCTTGCTTGTGCTCTTTTGTATCTTCTTTCTGGTGATGTTGACATATTATAAAAATTTAATCCAAGAGTTATCCCCAAATACTTTATCAGGAGTTCCTAACATTTCATCCACAGCTCGTTTAACACCATCTAAATGTTTATGTTCAGTATTATCTGTATAATCATGTCCACCAATCACACCACCTTTCTTAACAAGTGGAAGATAGTTGATAATATCTGTCTTAACTCCATCGTATGTATGTAAACCATCAATATAAATAAAATCAAATAATTCGTCCTTTAAAACGTCTTTAGCGTCGTTGGATGTAAGTTTTATCGTCTTAATATTTTCATGGTCACCAGTTCGTTCTAAATAAGTTTCATACACATTTTTGAACTCAAACAGATATGACGTAGGATCAGCAGGGTCGTAGTCAGCTAAGAATGGGTCAATTGCAATTACTTCCTTGAATGATTGTGCAAAGAGTACGGTACTCTCACCAACGAATGAACCAATCTCCACCATTCTTTTGTTAGAGTTGTCCCCTAATTCTTTTATCAGGTCCAATAGACCATTCGTTCCTACTTGGTCTCTCATCCAAGTTTGTTCTTTTGTTGTTGTGTATTTCATATATATGTATATAATATTTTCAAAAACGAAGTTTTACGGACTTGATGGTCCAAAAAAAATTAATCGTTTAAGTTTATGTTTATTGATATTGGTTGACCATTTGATGTCACATCCACCTTCTTGACCTCCAATTGATGTATCTTCGCAATAGAGTCCAACACTTCTTTCTCAACACGTTTATTATTACTTTCACGACATCTATGAAGTAAATCATATAATTGATTAAGGTGGTCTTGTAATATTTCTTCACTGTTTCTTTCAAATCTTTCTTTTAATCTTTTACGTGCTTCAGCCCATAAGTTCTCTGCTGCTCGTGTGGTTATTCCAAATTCTTTTGCTGCTTTACTTGCAAACTCATCGTAACCCATATGTTCGTATAACATCATTTCGTAGATACGTGGCATCCTCGCTTCGTAATCTAACTCGTTACTCTTTCTTCCTTTCTTATTTTCCTGTGACATATATTCTGAATCTTCTTGCTTGTCTATTAACACAACTTCTACATCCCCAATCAAAATCTTCGTTGAATAAGAACTTATATACCTTACTGATAAATTCCTTCTTATCTTCTTTAACTCCTAATAGTGATGTTAGTTCTGCGTATGCTAACTTTATGTCTGACGACGTTGGTATAAATACTTCTTCCTCTAATTCAAATGGTAATGGTAGTTTCTCCACCACTTCTTTTGGTTTCTTACAACTGGTACATCCTCTTTTCTTCTTACCAGGATTTTCAATTGAATTTAGTTTTAACTTTTCTAATCTATCTAATTCTTTATTCTCCATCTTCTATTGGTTCTATTGTATCTATATTATTGAAATGGTCTTCCAACGGTAATTCAATTACCTGTGGTGTTGGAATAGGTTCAGGTACTCCCATGATTACCTTAGTCTCAACTCTTTTGTTCTTTTTACAATTACACATTAATAATCTAATTTTCTAAACGTATTTTGTCTTATGGTTGTTTTTGTTTCCTTTACATATCTTGCAATTGAGGTTAAAGGTATTCTTGTATCCGTTGATACTTTCTTTAAACTACCTAATGTAAGATACTTTTGGAATATAATTTTGTGGAACCATCCAATCTCCGTGAACTCTGTTTCTACTATTTCCATTATATCATGTTCCTTGAAAACATCTTCACTATCAATTAAATTGGTAACTTCAAATAGTTCATTATATAATGTACTTTCCCTTCTCACCTTTCTATAAAATGGACTAGTCTTACTATACCAATTGATTGTTAGACACTTTATAATATAATATTTTATACTGTTATCATCAAGTTTTGATAGTTTTATTTCATTTCTATCGTATAACTGTAAGATAACATCATTTAGTAAATCCCCTGCGAATGTATCGTGTTTAGTTATCTTATGACAAATCTCTAATAACTCGTAGTAATGTTTAGTAATGTACCTTTCTATTTCAATCTTCATTCAATAATTTAATACAATCGTTTAGTACGGCCGCCACCTCGTATGTTTCAAGTTGCACATTTGATTCTAGTGAACTCTGTAATACCTCCTTTAAGAACTCTAACCTATTATATCTTTCGTCTAATTCCTTATCTATAAATATGTAAAGAACTTCCAATAAATCCTCACATACCTCTTTTTTCTTTACTTCATCAAAATCAAAATAATCTGTTGGAA